ATCGTGGTGCGGCAGGGGCGCGACATCAAGGCCATCAAGCGCTACAACGGCGAGGACACGATGGCGATAGTGGGGCGCGTGATAGACGCCATTGAGGAGTTCAAGCCGGTGCTGGCGGTCATCGACGAAGGGGGCTTGGGGTACGGCATCATGGACCGGCTGCATGAGCAGCGGTACAAGGTGGTGAAGGGCGTCAACTTCGGCTGGAAGGCGAAGAACGGCATCATGTACTACAACAAGCGGGCGGAACTGTGGGGGGCTATGAAAGACTGGCTGAAGTCTGCTAGCATCCCCGACGACCGGCGGTTCAAGTCCGACTTGACCGGCGTGATGATTAAGCCGACGTCCAGTGGAGTCATCCAGCTGGAGTCGAAAAAGGACATGAAGGCGCGGGGCCTGGCATCGCCAGACGCTGCGGATGCGTTGGCGGTGACGTTTGCCTTTCCGGTAGCGCACCGGGAGTATGTTGAGAAACCCCGACGGCTCACCTCGCAAGGTGCGGGTGGCGTCTTAAACTCTTGGATGGGAGCGTAGGAAATGAGCAGCAATACCAAACCAATCGGCGTCGCGTATGAGGACCAGAACATCGTTGGTTCCGACCGCATCCTGACCGACCGCGAGCTGGGCTACACCGCCGCCGCGCAGGGCACCGTGACGCAGGCGACCAGCAAATCCACTGCCGTGACGCTGAACAAGTCCGCCGGTGTAATTACAATGAACAACGCATCGCTGGCAACTGCCACCAACGCCACGTTCACGCTAAACAACAATCTTATCAGCGCCAACGACACCGTGATTTTGACTATCGCTGGCGGTCAAACAACGCCCGGTTCGTACAACGTGTTTGCCAACTCGCTGGCTGCGGGTTCGGTAAGCATCACGCTGCGAAACATTTCGGGTGGGTCGCTGTCGGAAGCAATTGTTATTAACTTTGCGTTGATTCACTGCGCTTAACATGGGTAAGTCAGTATCACTTAGTGTAGGCCGAGGCGAAAAGCTGCCGGCTAGCAAAGGTGCCGGACTGACGGCCAAAGGGCGGGAGAAGTACAACCGCGAAACCGGCAGCAACCTAAAGGCGCCAGCGCCGAGCCCTAAGACCAATGCGGACAAAGGGCGCAAAGCGTCCTTCTGCGCGCGGATGGGTGCGGTAGCGGCCAAGGCCAAAGATGGCGAACGCGCCAAGGCGTCGCTTAAAAGGTGGAAATGCCCATGAGCAAAGCTGGACTCTACGCGAACATCAACGCCAAACGCGACCGCATCAAAGCCGGCAGCGGCGAAAAGATGCGTAAGCCTGGAACTGAAGGGGCGCCCACCGCCAAGGCGTTCAAGCAGTCGGCTAAGACCGCAAAAAAGAAATAATATGGCTGACTACAACGCCGTAGAAGCGGTAGCTAATGGGGGCTCGCGGTCCGATAAGGACAGCGCCAATGTATTAGCGACGGCTCGTCATCGCATGACGATGGCGGTAGCGGCGTACTCCGAGTCACGCGAAGATGAGCTAGACGACCTGCGTTTTGCCGCCGGTTCGCCAGACAATCACTGGCAATGGCCGGCAGACGTACTGGCGACCCGAGGGTCGGTTCAAGGGCAGACCATCAATGCGCGCCCTTGTCTGACTATTAACAAGCTGCCGCAGCATGTAAAGCAGGTCACCAACGACCAACGGCAGAACCGGCCCTCGGGGAAGGTCATTCCCGCCGACGACAAGGCGGACGTAGAAGTCGCGGAGATATTTGACGGCATTGTCCGTCATATTGAGTACATCAGCGACGCCGACGTGGCTTACGACACCGCGTGCGAAAACCAGGTGACGTATGGCGAGGGCTACATCCGCCTTTTGACCGAGTATTGCGACGACGATACGTTTGACCAAGACATTAAAATTGGGCGCATTCGTAATTCGTTTTCGGTATACATGGACCCGACCATCCAAGACCCCTGCGGGGCGGATGCGGAATGGTGTTTCATCACCGAAGACTTGTTGCGCGACGAATATGAACGTCAATTTCCTGACGCGCAGCCGCTGTCGAGCCTAGAACAGCAAGGCGTTGGCGACCAGTCCTTGTCGCAATGGATTAACGAAGATGTGGTCCGTATTGCGGAGTATTTCTACGCCGAATACGAAAAAGCAACCCTACATTTGTATTCAAACAACATCACGGTGTTTGCTGATTCGCCCGACGCAAAGCAAATGAAAATGATGGGCATTAAACCCATTAAAACGCGCCTTGTGGACCGCCGCAAAATCAAGTGGTGCCGCATCAACGGGTACGAAATCCTTGATGAACGCGAATGGGCGGGCAAGTGGATACCGGTTATCCGCGTAATTGGCAACGAATTTGAGGTTGATGGGCGTGTTTTTGTGTCCGGCATCGTCCGAAACGCCAAAGATGCCCAGCGCATGTACAACTACTGGGTCAGTCAAGAGGCCGAAATGCTTGCATTGGCGCCAAAAGCGCCATTTATTGGCTACGGCGGGCAGTTTGAGGGCTATGAGAGCCAGTGGAAGACCGCCAACACGACCAACTGGCCGTATTTGGAGGTCAACCCCGACGTAACCGACGGTCAGGGCTCTGTTCTGCCGTTGCCAGCGCGCGCGCAGCCCCCGATGGCGTCCAGCGGCCTGCTACAGGCCAAAGCCGGTGCCTCCGACGACATCAAATCGACCACTGGGCAGTATGATTCAAGCCTCGGTGCCACCAGCAACGAGCGGTCTGGCAAAGCGATTTTGGCTCGCGAAAAGCAGGGCGATACGGGCACCTACCACTACGTTGATAACTTGGCCCGAGCTATTCGCTACTGCACCCGGCAAATAGTAGACTTGATACCGAAAATCTACGATACGCAACGAATTGCGCGGATTATCGGGATTGATGGCGAAGCTAATTCGGCGCGGATTGACCCGATGCAGCCCGAGCCTGTCCGCAAAATTGTGGACCAGATGGGCAACACTATTGAGAAAATCTACAACCCTGGGGTTGGCAAGTACGACGTCTGCGTGACGACTGGTCCGAGCTACATGACCAAGCGGCAGGAAGCGATGGACGCCATGTCGCAGATTCTGCAAGGCAACCCGCAGCTGTGGGCAGTGGCCGGCGACCTGTTCATCAAGAACATGGACTGGCCAGGCGCGCAGGAAATGGCGAAACGGTTTGAAAAGACCATCGACCCGAAATTGTTGGCTGACGACGACAAGTCACCGGCGCTACAGCAGGCCGAGCAGCAGATGCAGGCGATGGGGCAGGAAATGGAGCAGATGCACGCCATGCTCCAGAGCGTCGCGCAGTCGATGGAAGCGCAAGAGCTTAGCATCAAGCGTTATGAAGCCGAAACGAAGCGGATTAGCGCCACGATGGCGGGCATGACGCCAGACCAAGTACAGGATGTGGTGCTAGGCACTATCCACGGTATGATGGAGTCCGGCGACCTAATGCCGCAAAACTCTGGGATGCCCGAGATGCCAGCGCAAGAAATGATGGGCGAACAGCCCCCGATGCCACCTGAGATGCCTCCTGAGATGATGCAGCAGGAGCCGATGCAATGAAGTGCGCCGAGTTCGTAGGGCTGTTCTTTCTGGCGCGGGACGTGACGCACAGCGTGCATTTGAACACTCGCAGCTATGCCAAGCACAAGGCGCTGCAAGAGTTCTACGAAGGCATTGTGGGCTTGGCGGACGGGTTCGCTGAAGCGTATCAGGGCCGGCATGGTTTGATTGGGCCTATCTCGCTGCAATCGGCAAAGAAAACCAGCAACGTGGTGGAGTTCCTGCAAAATCAGGTAGAAGAGATTGAAGCCGCCAGGTACACCGTGTGTTCTAAGACCGACACGCCGTTGCAGAACCTGATTGATGGTATTGTGGAGTTATACCTGTCCACGCTGTACAAACTTAAATTCCTTTCGTGAGGTTTATATGGCTTTAGCTTCTTACATTACCGCCACGGCCAATCTAAAGCCTAGCTTCGGTAAACTTAAAGGCATTTTCGTTAGTTCAGCGTCTTCCACGCCGACCATTACGATTTACGATTCTGCCGCAGCAACAACGACCAAAACGCTAATTGGTGTGTTTACGCCCGTGTCGGCAACCAATTATTTTTTCCCGGCAGAC